TGAAGGAGAAAAAATAACAATGCAATTTGTAGAACGGATGGCAAAAATGGAAGAGAAACTTGACATGCTTGTTAGAATGATTCCGGAAATAACCGCACTACAAATTGCGCAGGCGCGTTCAGAACAAGTGGCGGAATCGGCTCATAACAGAATTGACAACATATATAAAGTGGCTGGCTTGATCTCAACTATTATTTCTGTTGTCATCGCATTAATCGGAAGGGCGGTGTGAAATGGTAGGAAAAATAAGAGATTTATGGAAAAAAGCGGTCGGATACATAAATGTCCACGTTCCGAAAGGAAACGCCAAGCCGTCTATGAAAGTAGTCTATGGTTATGCCATAGGCTTTTTAATTCTGTTTTGTGTCATGCTGGCCGCGTGGATTATTGAATTCTGCAGGGGTTCAGCTAATACGATGATATTGATTAAATTCTTTGAAGACTATACGGCGGTTCCGGTCGTCGGGGCGATTGCATTTATCGCCAAGTATATGGTGGATAAAAATCGCAATGGCCGGCCGGATGCTATAGAAAAGGAGTTGAAAAAAGATGACACTAAGCGAAATTGAAGTATTGCTGCGGAATGCAGCAGGAGGCATTGATCGAATCTATGAACATTGGACAGGCTGTGACGGGAGTGTAGTTAATCTGCTTGACTATACAGTAGTAATAGACCAGACTGGCGGATATCACGTCATGCACGAAGATTTCACTGAAAGGCTGGCACACACGTGGCACAGAAACAGCCGGTCAATCGGTATAGCGATGGCGTGTTGCAAAGACGCGGTATGCTACTATGATCATCCCGACGGCATAGATTTAGGCAGTGAGCCGCCGACGAGCGCGCAGATAGAAGCCATGGCTATGCTGACTGCGAAAGCTGAAATTATACTCGGGCTTACTGCGGACGATGTATATACGCACGCGGAAATCGCTCGAATTGACGGTTACGGCGTCGATAGCGGAGACTCTGATATGCGCTGGGATCTGCTGTACTTACCGGATTACAGCAATGGCGGCGTGTTAGTACCGGGTGGAGATTTAATCAGAGGAAAAGCAGAGTTTTACAAGAATCAGGAGGGCTAAATGTGTGGGAAGATTTTAAAACGAGTAATCACCGCTTGTTTGTTGTTGGGATTGTCATTTTGCTACTGCTTACAGGTATCTGCGGATGGTGGTACTATGAATCAAGCCGAGCCAAGACAGACTATCACGATGTCAATAGCGGACTGGAACGAATTGAAGACCGAATTCAACAGACTGAAAAACGACTTAGCGATGGAACGGCAGAAATTGACAATGCTCAAGCTGGACTCAAGCGAGCAAATAGAGAGGTTACAGATACAGCTCGACGAAACGCAACAATCATTAATGAATGCGAAGATATCAATGATAGAAGCACAGCACGAATTGAACGGATTGAAAATATTATTAGAAGGGTTGAAGAACAAAATAAAGAAGTTGGAACACAAACAAGCAGTCATACGTAGACAACGAGATATATATGCGGGGTTGCTTGTTATTACTGTGGGTACAGTTATAGCCCGGGGGTGA